GAGAAACAGAAGAAATTTTATTCCGATATGAAAGAGAGAAACAAGAAAGAATTGACTTGCCCAGTGTGTGGGAAGATTTTTACGGTTCAGGCAAACGACCCTCAGAAGTTTTGTTCGACATTTTGCAGTCATATTGGACAAAAGCATACAACGGTTCAATTAGTGAATCGGGTATGTGTGATTTGTGGGAAAGAATTCAGCGTGAAGCCTTGGAACAAGAAAAAGACCTGTTCAAAAAGTTGTCAGTATACCTTGATGGGTTTGATTTCTGTTGGCAAGAAATGTTCGGAAAAGAAAAGACGACAGATGATAGAAAACAATCCGTCAAAAAATCCTTGTGTCTTGCAAAAGATGAAAGATACAAAAATGAAGAATGGAACGCTGCATATTTGGAGTGGAAAGCGTGGAGGGAACGGTCAGTTTATGAAAGAGCAGATGATATTATACAGACGGCTGGGGGAGGGTTGGTTTTTGGAACTTCCCATAAGAACAATGAGAAAATCACCATATCCGACGAATTACAAGGTGGATATAGGGAATCCATCTTTGAAGATTGCGATAGAAGTGGACGGTCAGACCCACAATTCTCCGAGGCAACGTGCGTTGGACTTAAAGAAAACGAGTTTGCTGGAAGTGTTAGGGTGGAGAGTGTTGAGATTTACCAATCGACAGATAAATCAAAATCTTTCAGATGTTATTTCACAGATAAAGAATTATCTGATGGAGTAGTCGATATGTATGATTTGGGGGTTGAGGGTTCACCGACATATTATGCTAACGGCTTGTTGGTTCATAATTGTCATCAATGGCTAGCCCCCGTCCAGAATGCTTTCTTGAAAGCGTTGGAGGATACACCTGAGCACGTGTATTTTTTCCTGTGTACCACCGACCCTCAGAAACTTATTGCACCGCTCAAGACACGATGTTCAACCGTGAATGTCAGTCCGCTGGACGATAAGGAAATGACGTTTCTTCTTAAGCGGACGGCGAGGGCAGAGGGTAAAAAATTAACGCCTGAAATTACGCAAAGGATTTGTGAACTTGCGCAGGGCGGTTCGCGAACAGGACTTAAATTGCTGGGAAAAGTGTTGTTTTTGGATTCGGACGAAGAACGCATGGAAGCGTTGAAAGTTGATTCGGACGAAAATTCCCAAACCATAGAACTTTGCAGGGCGTTGCTGGCTAAAGACTGTACGAGCGCGAAACTCTTGAAACTCTTAAAAACATTGGATTTGAGCAATTCAGAAAGTGTTCGACAGGCGGTTATGGGTTACATGAATTCCGTATTGTTGAGCGGAAGGGGTAGCCCCGAAGCGGTTTGTGCCATGCAGGCGTTCAGTAATGCGGATACGTATCGCAACGGAAAATTTGCAATTACCGTGGCAATTTTGGATTTTATCAACCTTTTGGGATAAAATTTAATTTTCAATTCCTATAATATTTTTGGAGGCATAAAAATGGAAAATGAAGATTTTCAAAAAGATTTGTCTATCGACAAGTACAAGTTAGATGAGGAATGTCTGACGCATTCCAACCGTTATGCGTACTATGCTGAGGCGCAGGCACAGGCGAAAGCGAATGTGTCAAAGGCAAAAGACAATCTGGAATTAGTAGAAAGCGAATCGAATTTGAAGATTCGGAAAAAGTTTGCCGAAGAGGGGCAAAAAGTGACTGAATCGGTTGTTTCCTGTACTTTGGCTATGGATTCCGATGTTATTAACGCAAAGAATGAGTTGCGGAATGCTGAAGAAACGTTTTCGCGGTTGTCGGTTGCCGTTAGTGCAATGGACGTTCGGAGGTCGGAACTTGATAACCTTGTCAAGTTGTATTGTTCAGGATATTTTTCAACGCCGTCAAATGTTGAGAAAAAAACAATGAATGAACGAGTGTCAGATGATATTCGGCGAAATCTTAATAAATAGGTGGTAGGTTATGATTAACAAGAATTTAATGAAAATGTACCAAAAAAGGTACGAATCCAGAAATTCAGGAAGTGGAACGCGGAAAGGCGTGATGAACTTTAATAACGTTGAATTCTTCAAACCAGAAGAAGGACGAAATAGAGTCAATATCATTCCTTATACAATAAAAACCAAAAATCATCCGATGGTGCGGAGAGGGGATTGTCAAATTGGGGAAATCGACTATTGCTTGGATATCTGGGTTCACAGGTATGTAGGCGCAAATGAATCTTCCGTGCTTTGTCTTAAGAAGAATTACGGAAAACAGTGTCCGATTTGCGAACAGGCGGATATGCTGAAAAAGCAGGGAAATGAAGAAGCGAAATCACTCAATTCCGTTCAGCGCGTATATTACAATGTACAGGATTTGAAAGACGGAAAACTGAAAGTTTTTGAAACAAGTCATTTCCTTTTTGAAAAGGAACTCATCGAGGAAGCGAGGGACGATGACGGCGGAGAGGGATTTGTCGATTTTGTTGATACGGAAAACGGGAAGGAAGTTTCTTTTAAATGTACTGAAGTGAAGAAAGGTTCGTTGAAATTTAACGAATATAAATCATTCAGATTTGAGGATAGGGAAGAAAAAATTTCCAAGGATTTACTGGATTCTGCAATTTCGTTTGACGAAATTTTGAATGTGCCGACATACGAAGAAGTGCAGAAAATTCTTTTTGGTTCAGATGACGAAGATTCGGAAACTGAAGACGAAAAAGTGATTGAAAGTTGGAATGTTGATGATTCAGACGAATCGGAGTCAGAAAAGACGGAAGAAAAAACTAGAAAGTATGACAACGGTTGCTCATACGGACATAATTTTGGCAAGGATTGCGATAATTATGATGATTGTGAAAATTGTTCCTGCTGGGATAAATGCTGTAAGGCGAGCGACTAAAAACATGCGGTAGATTTGCTTTTTGTGCAAGTCTACTGTTCGGAGGTATGAATTGGTTTATATCAATGATTTGGCGAAGCGTTGCAAAGAAAAAGGGTACCCGATGTCAAATTTCGGAATATATTTGGCAGGGAAAAAGAACGGATTCCTGTACAAGAATTCTGATGATGAGTGGGAACTTGACAAAGAGAAGTTTTCGGAATGGCTTGAGAAAAGCATTGAAGGAATTCCCGAAGGATATTTGAGCGCAAAACAGATTGTCGAAGAATTCAAAATTTCTTTGGCGTCTGCATATTCCGTTCTGAATAATTCTGAATGCGAAACTAAAAAATTCGGGTTTCGGAGGTTGCTGTGCGGTGAACGAGAATCGATTAAAAGAATTATCGAACAATGTGGTAAATGCGGTAAGAGCAAGAAGCACAAATATGATTGGGGAGACGAAGATGGAAACGATTAGATTCAGCAGTGGCTGTAAATTGCTCGACCTTGTAACAGGCGGAGCAAAAGGTGTTTACGGATTCCCAGCAGGGAAATTCATAAACATCGTTGGTGATAAAAGTGCGGGAAAAACGTTTCTTGCAAATGAAATAATTGCCAGCGCATACCATAAATATGGCGACAAAAAATTCAAATGGGTTTACGATGACTGCGAAAGCGGTTATTCGTTTGATTCTGTCGGAATGTATGGGTTCGATATTATCGGCGAAAATCCCGTGCATTCTGAAACTGTTGAAGACGCATTCTGCAACATTTCAAATTTCGCGAAAAAACTGAAATCAGACCAGTTCGGCATTTATGTAATTGATTCGCTGGACGGATTGACAAGCGCGGAACAAGACGAACGCGCCGAGGAACGGATTAAAGCGTATGACAACGGTAAGGAATACACTAAGGGTTCATACAACATGGGCAAGCAAAAATATTTGTCACAGGAATTTTGCCCTCAACTCTGTTCGGTAATTCAGGATAAAAACATTTTGGTTATTATCATTTCCCAGATTCGCGAGAATGTTGATATGTTCAGTTTTGAGAAATTTTCACGTTCAGGCGGAAAGGCGATTGATTTTTATGCGCATTCCGTGATTTGGCTGGCGACCGTCAAAAAGATTGAGAAAAAAGACAGGGTTGTCGGGGTTGTGGTTAAGGCGAAAACGACAAAATCAAAGACACCCAGACCATTTCGGGAATGTTTTTTCAGTCTTATATATGATTATGGACTGGATAATACAGGGACGAGCGTTGATTATCTTTTTGATTTGCGCACCGAAAAAGGTGAATTGACAAAAAAAGCGAACGTCATTAAATGGGATAACGGTGATTCAACGGGATTATCCGAACTGAAAAAGTGGCTTTCAGAAACAACATATAAAGATTATTCGCTTGCGGATATGTATGAAGACAGTAAGTATTTCGATGGAAAGGCAACGGCGGATTCGATAATTGAATTTACGCAGTCCAAGTCGGATTTGAAAAAACTGTATGCAGAAAGGTTCGGTGAATCCATGACGCGCGAAGAATTGATTCAGTACATCGAAGATAATTCTTTGCAGGAAGAACTGGAAAAACGTGTGGAAGAAAAATGGGAAAGTGTCGAGGATTCCATAAGAACAACGCGCAGAAAAAAGTATGCAACACAGCCTGCGGAATGACGCAGAAAGAAAAATCGAAATTCCGTCAGTCAGCAAAGTGGAAAAAGTTTCGTGCGAATCTGAAGAAAAGACGAAAGGTTGACGCGGTAACGAATTTCCCTTTGCGGTCGGGGTGGAATTTACATCATCTGAATCTTGATTCCAGCCGATACACGGATATTTCGGACGAAAAAAATTTCGAGTGTCTGAACAAAAAGACACATGATGTGGTTCATTTTCTTTTCACGTATTACAGAAAGGATTCGGAGATTTTATCCCGATTGAAAAAGATTCTTGACAGAATGAAAAAAATTAACGGAAGCGAATTATGATTAAGTCTATAAGGCTAAAAAATTTTCAGTCTCATGCGGATACCGAGATTGTGTTCGACAAGGGCGTGAACTGCATTGTGGGAAGTTCCAACAACGGAAAATCTGCGGTATTACGCGGACTGTATTGGGCGAGGTATAACAGACCGCTGGGAATTGATACGCTTGCAAGTCATTGGGCGTTGAATGATAAAGGCAATCTAGCCGATGAAATGAGCGTTACTGTTGAGAATGACAACGGAAAATTAACGAGAAAAAGAACCAAAAACGAAAATCAGTATATCGTCAACGGTAAAGTGCTGAACGTGGTAAAATCCGATGTTCCAGACGAGGTAGAATCGTTTTTTAACCTTTCCGAAACGAACATACAGAATCAGCAGGACGCGCCGTTTCTACTGTCTAAATCCAGCGGTGAAGTTGCAAAGTATTTTAACCGTGTAGTGAAACTTGACGTGATAGACAGAGTGCTGACTAATGCGGAAAGCGTTCGGCGGAAGACAAATGCTGAAATTGAAAATACGGAAAAGATAATTTCGCAGGAAACGGAAGAACTTGAAAATTATCAGTGGCTGGATTCGGTTGAGATATTGCTGAATAAGTATGAGCGAGTTTCGGAAAGGCTGGAAACGATTAAAAATAATCTTGAAAAGTTGGAAAAGCAGATTCAGGATTTTAATTCGTTTCGGGCAAAAATAAAGGAATTTGAAAGTGTTTCAGGATTCAGGAATCAAATTTCCGAAATTGAGGTGTTGGGCGAGAAACTGAAAACCTTAACGGAAGAGGGTTCGAGAATCAAAAAATCGGTTGATACGTACAAGAATCAGGCTCAGTATCCCGATTTTACAGTGCAGAAAAAATTAGTTGAACAGATAGATTCGTTTGATTCGGATACAGGTGGAATTGATTCATTGAATGAACAGGTTGAAAAAATGCACTTTCAGAAAAACGAGATTCTGAAAAATGAACGGAAAATAAGCGAATGGAAATTACAGTTGCCGAAAACGTGTCCGCTGTGCGGTGCGCCCATGGAAAAAAGGAGTGTGTGAAAATGATTGAACGACACGGAAAAATACGGAAAGTACTGGACTACATTCGGACGCATAAAAAGGGGATTAGTTCTATGCAGGCGTTCGAGATGTTCGGAGCAACCAGACTTTCGGCGATAATATATGTTTTACGCGAAGAATATGACATTGAAGGCGTTCCTTGCGAGGGCGTGGACAGATACGGAAACAACGTGCGGTTTTTCCGTTATGTTTTTAGGGGAGAAAAATGAAAGCAGTTATAACGGCGGATTGGCACATAAGGGCAACCAGACCGCGTTGCCGATTGGACGGGGACTGGATACAGACGCAGAAAAATGCGCTGAATCAAATCGTGCAGATTGCGAATGACAGAAACTGTCCGATTTTTGCAGTCGGTGATATTTTTCATTCCAATTCGGATACAAGTTTTGAATGCGTGAAAATGGTGCAGGAACTTGCGAAAAAAACAGAACACGGATTGTATATGCTTTGCGGAAATCATGACTTGCAGTATCATAGCAGTCTGAATCTTGACCGTTCGGCGGTAGGTTTGCTTCTTGGGAGCGAAAATATTTTCAAAATTTCAGAATATGAAGATGATGTTTCGGCGAGCAATTTTGATGAAAAAGATAATGCGGACGCAAGAATAATATTCAAACACGTTTTGACGATTCCAAAAGAAAATATTCCGCCGCACGTTGAATGTGAAACGCCCGAAAGTTTGCTGGAAAAGTTTCCGAAATCACAATGGATATTCACAGGCGACTACCACAAGAATTTCCACTATGAAAAAGACGGCAGACACGTTGTAAACAGCGGTTGCCTGTTGCGTCAGGTTAGCGACATGAAAGATTATTCATGCGGAGTATATTTTGTTGACACGGAGGATAATTTTGCCGAGTTCATTCCTATAATAGATAATGAGGGGATTATTGATGATTCGTACATAACGAAAGAGAATGAGCGTGAAAAGCGGATTGAAGATTTTGTTGACAAATTGAAAAATACAAAATCCGTATCGCTGGATTTTCTTGCGAATGTAGAAAATGCGTTGAAGCAGAATGTTTTGAGTGACGATTTGAAAAAAACAGTTGAGGAATTATTGGAATGCTGAATCGGTATTGCAGGAAAGTAAAGAAAAAGACTGAATGCGTCTTGAAAAAGATGTTCGGGCTGGAAAATCTTAAAGACGCTTTCAGCGAATTGAAGACGCTTGAATTCAAACTTGAGCACATGACAGGAAAGGAAATTAAAAGCATTGATATGCTGGACGTTCGGAATCATGCTTTCGGCTGTTATTTTCTTGCGAAATATATTACGCTGAAAAAAATAATTGATGTTTATCTGGATTCTACGGAGTTAGAATTTCACGCTGACGATTTGGAGGAATTTGACAATTATGGACGTAAAAAGATTTAACGAAATTAAGGGATTGATTGCACAGGCGGAAATTCAGTCTGCGAAAGCAAAGGGCGTAATTGAAAGCATAGAATCCGAATGGGAAAAGGAATTCGGAACGAGTGACGTTCAGGAAATAGAATCCATTCTGGAAGAGAAAAGGGCGGAATATAAAAAGGCGCAGGAAAGATTAAATGATTTGTATGATAAATTGCTGGAATCTTACGATTGGGAAAGACTTGAAGAGGATTTGCGGTGATGTTCGTTGATTATGATGATGTCAGTGAAATTTCCGAAAAGGAAAAACCTAAAAAAATCACATACAGAGAATTTGATTCGTGCGAACTTGTTCATTTGAATAAATCTTTTGTTGCAGATGATTACGGTGATTTTGACGAAACAAAATATCCGTATTCGCTGAATTTTTATGATTTTGAAGTTTTTATGGGTGACTGGCTTGTCGTTATAATCAATCCTGTCGAAAAAATAAAAAGGATAATCGCGAATGATTCTGTTGCGCTGAAGAATTATTATGAACAGCATAAAGACCAAATTTGGGTGGGATATAATTCGCGGAATTACGATACATATATTTTGAAGGCGATTCTTTTGGGACTGAATCCGAAAAAAGTGAATGATATGATAATTATGCACGGAATGAAAGGCTGGCAGATTAGTGATGATTTCAGGAACATTCAATTTTATAATTTTGACATTGCAACAAGAATTGTCGGATTGAAGCAACTTGAGGGATTCATGGGAAATGACATTCGCGAAACTACAGTCCCGTTTGATTTGAATAGACCGCTGACGAAAAAGGAAATGACTGAAACGGTCAAATATTGTATGCACGATGTGGAACAGACGATAGAAGTGTTCAAATTGCGTGATGATGATTTCAATGCGCATATGGATTTGATTTCCACGTTTGAATTACCGCTGAAAATGATTAGTCTGACACAGGCGCAGTTGACGGCGAATATTATCGGTTGCCGTAAAATCGAATGGAAAGATGAATTTGACATTCAGTTTGTCGATACGCTTAGACTGAAAAAATATAAGTTTGTTCAGGATTGGTTTGAAAATTCCGAAAATATGGATTATAAGAAAAGTTTTGAAACTGAAGTTTGCGGAATACCGCATATTTTCGGCTGGGGAGGTTTGCATGGGTGCGTGCCCGAACCGATACACGTAAAAGGCAGAATCTATCATGTAGACGTTACTAGTTATTATCCCAGCATTATGATTCGGTATGATTTTCTTACGCGGAACTGTAAAGATAAAAAGAAGTTTAAGGAAATATATGATAAACGCGTGGCACTGAAGAAGGCTGGGAAGAAAAAAGAACAGGCACCGTATAAAATAATCTTGAATGGAACATACGGCATTTGCAAGGATAAATTTTCAAGTGCATACGACCCCAGACAGGCGAACAACGTTTGTATCAATGGTCAACTCATGTTGCTGGATTTGCTGGAACATCTTGAGGGTTCAGCGGAAATAATACAGTCAAACACGGACGGAATCATATTACAGGTGGCGGACAACGAAGAATCCGTTCAAAAAATGAAAGATATTTGTCAAGAATGGATTCAGCGGACTGGCATGGGATTGGGATTCGATGAGATAACTGAAATATGGCAAAAAGATGTAAATAATTATATTTTCCGTTTTAACTGTCAAAAAGATGTAAATGAGTTGAAATTTTTGTTGAAAGACGTATATCCAAAACTTGAAAGGAAGGGCGCATACGTCAAGGAATTGAACGAATTGGATTATGATTTGCCGATTGTGAATGAAGCGGTCGTTAAATTTTTAACCGAAAACATTGAACCTGAAGCAACGATAAAGAGTTGCTCCGAATTAAAAAAATTTCAGAAAATTATAAAGGTAAACGGAAGTTATTTGTATGGGTGGCATAACGGCGAATTTCTTACGGATAAAACGTTTCGGGTTTTTGCCAGCAAGGATTCAAAGGATACATATATTGGCAGGTGTAAGACGGTTGGCGGAACGGTTGAGAAATTTGCGAATACGCCAGAAAACTGTTTTGTGCGGAATGAGAATGTGAACGGTGTTGAAGTTCCGAATAAATTGAACAAACGTTGGTATATCAATCTTGCGGAAAAGCGGATTGAAGATTTCGGAATTTCCATGAATAAAAGTTTATTGTTCTAGGTGAGTTTATGGTATTTTTTGACGGCGAATACTTATGTGTTCAGATGACAAATCCGAATTATGAAGTGGTGCTGAAACTTGCGGAAGAATCGGAAAAATTTGAATATCTGAAGGACGCGAATATTTTCTGTTTATCGCCGACAAGAAAAAATGCAAAAATCTTGTTTGAAAACGGATACAAATTCGATGATTCTGCAAGGCATTTTCTCAGGCAGAAAAAGGTCGAATTGCCTGAGAATCTTTATCCGTTTCAAAAAGAGGGTGTGAAGCGCATATTGTCGAATAACGAAAATGTTCTGCTGGCGGACGAAATGGGATTGGGAAAAACATGTCAGGTTTGCACGTATTTAAAAATGAATCCGAATTCGCTCCCTGCGGTAGTTGTCTGTCAGTCGAGTTTAAAACTTAACTGGGAAAGGGAAGTTGAAAAATGGGCGGGATTGAAATGCACGATTCTTGAGGGCAGAAAACCGCAGAAATTTTCAGACAAATATTTTGAAAAGTATCCTGTAGTCATAATCAATTACGATATTCTTGGAACAGAAAATCAGGTTGAAAAACGGAAGGAAGTTGAGCGCAAAAAATTCTGTAGGGAAAACGGAATGCATTATGCGCCGAAAAAACTGAAAGTTGACGGCTGGGTCGATGAACTTGTTTCGCATAAATTCAGGACGATAATTGCAGACGAATGTCAGTATATTTCAGACCCCGACACGATAAGGGCGCGTGCGGTAATACAGTTGTCTGAGATTGAGGGTTCGCGGAAAATATTTATGAGCGGAACGCCTTATGAAACAAAAACAAGTCAATTTTTTACCTGTTTACACATTCTGAATAAGACGTTGTTTCCCAACCGCTGGGCGTATTTAATGCGTTACTGCAATCCGACAAAAACATTTTTTGGCTGGCAGTTCAACGGATTGACTAACGGCGAAGAATTGCACGAAAAAATCAGCAATTTCATGATTCGGAGGTTAAAAAAAGACGTTCTGGAGCAGTTACCGCCGAAGCAGAGAATAATCATTCAAATGCAGGTTACGAGTTCTGAAAGGAAAATATATGATGATGTAGACGCTGAATTTGTTGAGGCATTGAGTAAGGGCGAAAGCAATGCGCTGGTTAAAATATCGCAGTTGAAGAGGGCGAGTTTCGAGACGAAGAAAAACGCGGTTCTTCAGTGGATAAAGGATTATTTGTCCGTCAATGACAAACTTGTAGTTTTCGTTTATCATAAGGATTCGTTTGAGTTTCTGCTGGATAATTTTGAGGATATTTCGGTGGGAATAAACGGCGAAACTTCGATAGAAAAAAGACAGAAAAACATTGACAGGTTTCAGAATGACGAAAAAATAAAACTGTTTGTCGGTCAGATTAAGGCGTGTGGTGCAGGAATAACCTTGACTGCAAGTAAGGCAACGTGTTTCATTGAGTTCGGTCAGACGGTGGTTCAGCACGAACAGGCGGAAGACAGGGTTCACAGAATCGGTCAGAAAGCAGATTCGATTCAGGCGTATTATTTGATTCTTGAGGATAGTATTGATAACACGATTATGGAGATACTGAACGACCGCAACCGTGGAATTAAGCAGGTACTGAACAACGAGAGTGATGTGGAAATGTTCAGCGATATGAACAAAGAAATTTTCAAAAAATATAAGGAAAGGAAAAGAATTAAAAAATGAATCCTATAATAATGGTAAGAGGGTGTTTGCAGATTTTGAAAAGGTTCGCTTGTGATTGGGCGTGCCTTTTAATTTGGACTTAATCTGCAAATGCTTTTTTTTAATATGAATTTTGAAAAATTATTCGATGATTACAAGGTAGAATATTCTCTGAAGGTAAATCGTGGGTGGGTAAATACAAGGTGCGTTTTTTGCGGAGGAAGCAGTTTCAAACTTGGATTTAATCCGTCTGATGATTACTGTACCTGTTTTGCGTGCGGAGGGCACGGACTGAATGACGCGCTGGGCAGGGTTCTTGGCGTGCGGAAAGAAAATTTAAAGTCAATACTTCGGGGTTATGAGGGAAGCACGATTGTTCGACGTGAATTGAACAAAAAAAGTAAAATTCAGCGTCTGGAATTGCCGTCCGATGATTTTACTTCCGCTGAAAGAAAATATCTTGAAAAAAGGAATTTTAACGCCGATTATCTTCATCATGTTTATGGTGTTGTAGGTGGCGGAATTGTGGGAAAATGGAAGTATAGGATAATCATTCCGATTATGCTGAATGGAAAAGTGGTGAGTTGGACGGCAAGAAGCATTTTAAGTAAAAAAGAATTGACCGAACTTGAAATTCCACGATATAAGAATTTATCAGTAGATGATTCGGTGGTTGACCCGAAAAGCATGCTGTTCAATCTGGATAACTGTAAGGGTGATTCGGTGATTCTTACGGAGGGTGCGTTCGATGTAATGCGTTTCGGGGCGGATTGTGTGTGCAGTTTCGGAACTGAATTGTCACAGACACAGGTGGGAATTATTGCCGATAGATTTTCCAAGGTGTTCATAATTTTCGATAACGAACCTGAAGCGCAGAAAAAAGCAAGGAAATTCGGAATGCAACTTTCTGCCATGGGAGTTGAAGTTGAAGTTGTTGACGCATATTCGGAATTTGGCGTGAATGACGGCGCGGAACTGAATGAAGCGCAAGTGAAAAAAATAAAAAAAGAATTGGGATTGTGGAGGAACTGAATGCTGTTTGAGTTTGACAATGAATGTTATGCAGAAAGTTATAAATCGAATTATAACTACGGACTGCCATACAGGGGAAGCAAGAATTCCATTGCGGAGCAAATCGTTGATTTTCTTCCCCCTGCGGAGAATTTCTATGATTTGTTTGCTGGCGGTGGTGCGGTTACGCATTGCGCCCTGACTAAGAATAAATACAAAAATTACTTCATGAACGACCTTGACCCCCAGCCGATAGAATTGTTCCGCTCGGCGGTTAATGGTGAATTCAGAAATGAAAAAAGATGGATTAGTCGGGAGGATTTTTTCCGCCTGAAGGATTCCGAACCATACGTGGCGTACTGCTGGAGTTTCGGGAATAACGGACGAAATTATTTGTACGGAAAAACCATAGAGCCGTACAAAAAATCCTGTCACTATGCAGTAGTTTTTGATGATTGGGAACTGTTCGGGGAAATGTGCCCTGAAGTAGCGGACACGGCGAAAAAGGCACTTGAGGGCGTTACGGACACGAAACTCAGGCGGTTGTGGTTCAGTGCTTCGATAGTGCGGAAACTGAACGAACTTAATGACGCGGATTTGATTCAGGGCAATCCGCTCTACAAAAGTTGCAAGCGAAACAAATCCCAAAGTCTGGAACGTCTGGAAAGTCTGGAACGTCTGGAACGTCTGCAAAGTCTGGAAAGTCTGGAACGTCTGGAACGTCTGCAAAGTCTGGAAAGTCTGCAAAGTCTGAATTTTTCGGTAAAATCCTATGACGAAATCGAGATAAAGAAGAACAGCGTTATATACTGCGACATTCCGTATAAGGGGACGGAAAGATACAAGGCAGGAAAATTCGATTACGAGAAATTTTACGAATGGTGCGGACGGCAGAGTGAACTTGTAGTCATATCCGAGTATGGTATGGCGAGTGATAAATTTTGTTGCATAAAGGAAATGGAAAAATTGTCGACCATTAACTCTAAATTTACGTATAAGGTTGTCGAAAGGTTGTTCGTGCCGATAATTCAGAGGGAAATGTGGAAAAACAATAGTAGCAACTTGTTTGAAATTTAACTAAAAAATACTTGACAAAAAAATAATTATGATATGATAAAAGCATGGAGGCATGGAATGGAAAAGATGACAGAAAAAAAAGCGTTCAGACGGTTGTCTGGGGCGAAGTTCTGGTGGAACAAATTGTGCAAAAAAAAGTACCGTTTTTATGGTACTGCCGATGAGTTCAAGTATTTGTACTTGGAAAATGTGCTTAATTTCGGCACGTTTGAAATGCCGTCATATTGCGCCAAGGACGGTTGTCCGCATTTAT